TGGAAATATTTCTCAAAAAACGAGATACGTTAATGATGAATTAGATACAATTAATGTAAAAAACGGGGTTGTAAATATATCAAAAGCTTTTTTAAACAGTTTATGGGGAATTGTAATTACAGCTAATATTGACGATATTTTTATAGTGCAAACTTTTATTTCGCAGCACAATACAATTAAAACTCGAACAAAGCAGACGTCAAATAACATATGGTCAGAATGGAAACTTTAATTGTAATTGCTTTTAAAATTAATAAACTTTTAAAACTGAAACAACGGCATATGAGGCATTTTTCCAAGTAATTGTCATAATATCATTGTTTAATTTCATGTTCATTTGTTCATTAGAAGGATTTGCAACTGCTACGGGTTGCTGATTACTGCTAATTGCCCAAATGCTGCTTTGTGAATATTGTGTTTTGTTAATAAAAATCCAATAAGTACCTTTTTTTAATGTTAGAATTGGTTCACTCTTATAATAACTTATTAATAATTCATTTATATTGCTGTTTAGCTCACTTATCATACTATTGTTATTCTTAATTCCATCCTCAATATGATTCAGCCTTGCAGCACTCCAGGGAGTACTTCCACTTGGTCCATTTTTCCATATCTGTTTAACATATTCTATAAAATTCATAACTGTCTCCTTTCTACTAAAAAAGGACATCCGAAGATGCCCTTAATTGTTATGGTGTTCCGCTTGCCCAATAGGCTGTTCCACTTGAATCATAAGTAACTAAGTTACCATCGGATTGAAATGATACTCTTTGCCCATTTGGGTTGTAAATATTAATATTATTCCCATCGCTTTCAATCCTACAAGTTGAATTGCCGTTTTTAGTAAATTCTATTCTGTCTGGATATATAATGGTCTTGGTTTCCGCTGTCGAATTTGTGTCACCAAAAGTTACAACAACCTTTTCAGTTTTTAATCCGTCAATTCCTAAATACGTGTGCCTTAAATATCCCCACATATCTGTGGCTGAAATATCTATTATTCTACTAGCATTGCTCGGATCTATTTTAGCCGTAATTGAACTTGCTTTAGCGATAGGTGAAGTTGAGGTATTGAATTCTTCAAGTCCTGCCATCAGACGTTTAATTTTTACAAAATCTATCAAATCAATCGCACCATCGCCATTAAAATCATATAAACTCTTGTCTAAGCTACCAGTTGAATTGTTGTTTATTGCTGTCCTTACTGTATTTAACTGTTTAATGTTTGGCGGTATATATCCGTTCTTAGTAGTGTGCAATGAACTGCTTATGCTCCAGCCAGCCACACTTCCTAGTGTTGCACGAATAGTTCCCCCAATATCTGCATTTTTTGCATATAAATAGCCTGTTGGCGATAAATAGTAGTTTGGTTGCTTGCTATATCCTTCTGTTTTAGTTCCAGGAATGACTGACATAACATAAGGCGTTATATCGTCCGGAACTCTTAAGTCAATCATATATAACTTATTATCATCTGGACTATATACTGTTCCCAACTTACTTTCGCTTATACTCCAACTTCCAATTTTGCCAAAGTCTGCAATAAAATTATGACAGACAATATCGCCTGCCTCTGAAATTGTTGTATTTGTGGAAGTGAGAGAAAACGAGTCACCACTAATACTGACTTTTTTATTTCCCTTAATATTGATTGAGCCTTTAGCACTAAGAGTTATATCGTCTGCAATAGCTTCTATAGCAGACTTAAGCTCGCCCGTTGCTGGGTCTTTCTTAATGTATGCTTCAAGGCTTGCAGATGTAGCATAATCCCCCAGCTTGGCAGTTACTGCCGCCGATATACTTGTTTTCCCAGGTGAAATAGCCTGGATAATATCTGCAGTTGTCGAATACGTTTTAAGAACATTATCAGTATAATTATTAGCCCCAGATGTTGCTGCATTGGCTGCATCATCAGCATACTTCTGTGTTGCATAAGTCGCCTGCAGTGAAGAGCTTATTGTTGATTTATCATCCTTAATCTCCTGAACGATTCTGCTAATCATCTGAGTAGTTGTTGAATAATTATCTCTGATATCAACCTTAACCCTGCTTACCTCTGACGTAATTCCATCAATAGCAACCTGAAAAGCTGTATGCTTATTAAGCATATAAGCTGTCTCACTTGAAGATATTTCCGTCCAGCCGTATTTGCCATTCGACTGTCTGAGGAACTTCCAATACCTGCCTGCACTTTTCATACAAGCAATAGCTCCAGCGTGCTTAGCATACTCTTCCTGTGTGTACTGCCACGTATCTGTTTCAAGAGGATACCAGTCTTCTGCTGGATATACCGGCACAAAGAATTCTGTTGCCGGATAATTGTCCAAGTTAGGAGCCCCTGTAACATCATATATCTCAAATGTACCGCTTAGCTGCTTAGTAACGTCCGACATATCTATCTTAAAGCTGTCTAATGTTGTCTTAACATCATTAAACTTGCTTTTTATAGAATTGCCTTCATCATCAATATCCGTCCACCAAAGCTTATGCTCTATGAACGTCTTTGCCTGCAGCATAGCCGAGCCCCATGCCTCAGAACCCCCGCTAACATAATTATTAATAGTCTGAAATGTACTCTCCAATGTCTGGTCTGTTGTATCTACGTGTATCTTACTTGCATTAAAAGTATTGCTCTTATCTGCATTCATAACACTAAATACACTATCTATATCCAGCTTCTTTCCGGATATGGCGGCATTATCAGATACCATATCATTTCTAATAATTGCTTTCTTGATTCCGGATTCCTGTATACCATAAAGCGGGTCAAACATCAGATTTCCGTCTTTATCCCAGATATAGATGTTATAATCACCTGATGCATCCTTACCTAGCTGTATTCGCACACGTTCCTTATCGCTTATCTGAATAGTATTATCCTTCCAGATAGACTTACCATCCTCACTATGCACATTCATTACTGTTGTGTTAATATCTATACCAGTAAGCTTATCAAATGCCAGTTCTTTAATCATAGCGCTTGTTATCTGCGCATCACCAATTACAGATACAACCGAATTCGCAAAATCCGTTGTTATAGTTGTGCCAGTGGCAGAACCAAACAACAAAGTATTCACCTTTTCAACATCAACATTTAGGTCCTTAACACTTGCTTTTATCGCTTCAAAGTCAGTTGCCTTTAAATCTGCAAATTCACCGCTAAGCGACTTAAGGCTCTCAATCGTTGCATATGTAATCTCTGCCTCAGCGCTTTTAAGAGTTGTTGTTTCCAATGTACCTATCTTTGCTTCTGCGGCCATCATGCTCTGTTCAACTTCAAGTACCTTTGTCTTTGTATTTACAAACTCAGCATTATTTGCAATAACTGTATCAATATTAAGAACTTTAGATGCATCAATATTATCAATACAATCACCATCAACAGTACCATTGTCATTTGTAATATTATCAACCGTATCAGTTGTATTATTATATTTCTGCACATATGAAGAAAACGAAAGCTTCAGGTTGGATATCTCACAGGTATCATCTGCCGGATTATTTGGATAATGCTTCAGCTTAACTATGCGCTGCTTTATTCTTGTATGCTTCTGCTTATTAATAATCGTAATAACATCACCAACATCACAAGAATTATCCAGGTCAATCAGCTTACAACTATAAGATATATAAGGACAAGCTAGCTCTTCAAGCTTAGCTGCCGCATCCTCTTTTAAAGATTCAGGTACCGTATATCTTTCATCTTTCCATATATACGTCTTATTCTTTGCACTATAAGTATGATTTTCAAGAAATTTACTACCATTATTCACAGATTCTATAGTAAGACCATCTTTACCTATTGGAAGAATTCTTGTATAAAAATTCGTAGTATCTGACTGACTGCTTAATGAAACAAGATTAAGCTGATCAGAAAAATAACAACCTTTATCTTCTCCTATTTTCTCCTTGTAAACAATTTTCTTATTCAGTGAATCTATAGTCATCTCAAGTCTGAATGTATCTGCAATCTTTTTAAGAATGTCCCAGGATGAACTATTAGTCATTCTTACAGTACGTTTCTTTTTAATATCACATTCACAAGTCCAGCCGGTTCCTGCCAAGGCAAGATTAGCAGTATTTAGGGCTGTCTGCTCTACAGTTTCAAATTTCTGTATTGCATTACCTTCTAGCGCATCAATATTAAGCTTCGCAACTATGTCATAGAAATTATTATCAGAGTCATTTATCTGTTTTATAACCATCTTTGTGATTATAATGATGTGGAAAGACATCGACATAACCACTATTTCGATTCTTCGTATTGGAATCGATGAAAAGTAGACTCTGTAAATCCTCTTTCATTGTATCCATGCTAGTGAACATAGCACTTATGAAATGTCAATAGCTTAGAAAACAGACAACTAGTAGAAACTGAGTCAACAATCTTCATCTCGGTATGAAACGTCGTGTAGAAGAACACATTTCTTCTATGTACCTCCTCTTTATTTTCTTTATATATTAAAGATACAAGAGAATAAAGCTATTGATAAAAAGCATAAATGATTGGCTAATTGATAAGTGGTAAAAGGTAGTAACTAGAGAATACTACATTCTTTTCTTTGATCTTTGTGATGGAGTACTCGAAACTGTACATGATATGGGTTATACAATTGATTGAATAGTGGTAAAACTTTGATGACCATTCCCCCTTTCTCTCCCTACATGAGAGATGGTGTGAAGTACTCTGAGAATCCCTGGAGTCCGGAGCATCCTGACCGTGTGATGAACATTTCTTGTGCTGAAAACATCTATATGTGGGATAAGTTCAAGGCTCGTTATCCTAAATTCTGTCAGCTTCATGATGCTGATAATATGTATGCTATCAGCTGTTCTGGACGTAAGTATTTGCGTCATGCTCTTGCTGATTTCATGACTAAGGAAGTCTGTAAGACTCCCATTGCATATAATGAGATTACTATTCTCAGTGGATCGGGTGCTTCTATGGATGTGCTTGGTTCTACTCTCTTTGATGCTGGTGATGCCTATATTGTGATTACTCCTGGTTTTGTGAAGTTCTCTCGTGATATGTCTTTACGTAATGGTGCTGTGATGTACAAGGCTGATATTTCCGAGAACAATTACATCGTGACTGAGGAGATTCTGGAGAAGACCCGTCAACAGGCAGAAGCTGAGGGTCATCATGTGAAGATGTTGATCGTGACTAATCCTTCCAATCCTACTGGATATGTATATTCAGAACAGGAGTTGCGAATGATGCTGGCCTGGTGCAGAAAGCATAGTATCCATCTGTTCTCGGATGAGATCTATGCCCTCTCAACCAAGCCTCGTGAACTGTGCAAGGAGGGAGAGCACGAGTTCGTGAGTTATGCCAAGATCATTGAGGGTGACTCTAAGACTGATGATGTGACTGTATTGTGGGGTATGTCAAAGGATTTCGGTCTCTCTGGTTTCCGTTTCTCTCTTCTCTGGACCAAGAATACCGATATGTTGCGTGCCTTTGCTGAATTGGCTCACTTCTGTGAAGTATCTTCAGTGTGTCAGACTGTGATTGCGAACATGCTGAATGATGAGGAATACATTCAGGATCATGTGCATACCCTGCGTTACAGTGTTTGGGAAGGTCGTAAGATTGCTGAGGATTTCTTCAAGGAGAATAATATTCCTTTCATTCCTGGAACTGCTGGTTATTTCTGTTGGATCAATCTGAAGGACTATATGATTGGTGATACCTTTGAGGATGAGGAGAAACTGTACAACTATATCTATGAGCATGGAAAGGTCATTATTTGTCCTGTAAGTGTGGTGAAGGATGAATGAGAGATAGGGAAAGTCGTTCTTTGCTAAGGAAGCTGGATGGTTCCGTATGGTGTTCACCTGTTATACTCATGAACATCTGAAGTTGGCCTTGGATCGACTGAAGAAGGCTTTGGAGGAGAGAAAGCAGGATATGGAGGTTCCTTCCAAGAGAAGGTGTTAGTTGATTTAGCGTTTCTGTTTTGTCTTTGTTGTATACATTAGTAAGATTTATTTCCAGGTTATTGGCAACAGTTATTATTGTTGTTGCTAGAAGAAAAGGTTTGTATACAATGGAGAAAACGGATTTGGAGAAGTATGGATTAACAAAAGCACAGAAGCAACGTGCCGAGATTGCTCGAGAGTATTTTGCAAATCGTAAGGCACAGACAAAAATCATTAAACAACGGATCTGTGATAGGAAAGACGCTGAGTGAA